CCCGTCTCGTCCCCGTTTTGGTCCTTATCCTCGAACCCTTCGAGGTCCAAGTACGTATGGATCTCGTACAGGGTGTAATCTTCGGTCTCTGACCCCGGCTCAACCCCCGAAATCATGTCGACGCGCTCTGAAATGACGTCTCGCGCGCCGTCATCGGGGTCGATCTGCTCAATATCCCGGTAGAAACCAGACACTTGCTGCTTGCGAAGGTCGTTTTTGCCCACCTTCAGGACGTGCGTGACACGTTCGGCGGTCGCCAGATCCCTTGCACCGTACGGAACGATGAGGTCGTTGGGCAAAACATAGGGGGAAACGGCCCGCCCTAGGTCACCATCCCTATAGACCTTCTTAAATGTCGACCCACCATAGCCCAGATAGTACAGCATCTGGTCATAGTCGGGGTCGTACTCCTCCATCTCCACAGTGATGTAGTAGTTCAAGAAGTCCTTGACGCGTTCCGCCTGCTGCTGCTTGGCCGGATCGCTCTGACCGAGGATCTGCGAACGAACAGGGCCGCCCGCTGGCAGCATTTCCTTGTAGGCCTGCGCCTGAAACTGGGTGACGGCCTCGTTCAAGATGGGGTGCGTGACGCCGGTCGACCCTTCAAAAGGCTCCGTCCGTTCGTCATACTTAAGACCAAGGAGCGTGAGCCCCTCCTCATAGATCTTCTTCCACTCTTCGCGGCTCTCATCGTCGTCCTCGACAAGCTTGACGAGTTCGTTCGAGATGTTCTTCATCGTCTTTGGTTCAAGGACCTCGGCCAGATTGTCACCAAAGCCGATAGACGAGATGTCCTTATTCAGCGTGGACGACCCGTAGGTGATCACCGCACCTCCGTCCTCGTCCTCCTCGATGGTGTAGTCCGGCTCCTCCATATCGTCCGGTTCTTCAAAGGACACATCCGTGCCCTCCATTTCGGAGGCGTCCGGAGCCTGCGTCAGGCCTTTTTCGATACCGTTGAAAGGAGCGTTGGCCATTAGTAGTAAACCCTAGTTGATGGATACTTGGTCACTTCCATCTCGTAATCGTCAGGGTGGCCGATGAACCCACCCTGACGGAACCGCATCAAAGCCTGACTGGCGCAGTCCACATGGTCGTCGTGTTCGCCGAAGGGGAAAGACGCCAATTCCTCAACAACCTCCTCCGCCCACGACGTGTCAGGTCTCCAGATCAAGCCAGACTCAAACAGCGGCGATATGGAGTTGACCCTAGAATGTTTATCATTCCCACGGGAAGGCGTAAAGTTTACCACAGGTATGCCCATATGGCGAAGCTCTTGTGTGAGCGGAGTTCCAGAAGCCTTGGCCTCAATCAGGACCGTCTCTGGATCCCAGTACTTGTACTCTTCAAGTGCTATCCGTTTCAAATCTGGAAACTCCCACCGGCCCTTCTTTGCGTCCAACAGGATTGCGTTGGGTGGGGAGTCCTCGGTCGGATAGAACACGCCCCAAGTCTGGATGGCGCTATAGTCAGCGGTCCGTGTTTTGAGAAACGCGGTGTCGTAGCTCTGGATCACGTACTGTAGCCGAGGGATGTCCTTCTTCTCCCAGACCTTCCACCAATCTCGCTTGATCAGGGAGGAGGCGTCTGAGGTAGGACGCTGCATGTACTGCGCCATCCACTTCGACAAGGTGATCGAAGCCTTGATCTTCTCCAGTTCCTCCAACTTCCAGTATTCTGGCCACAGAGGCTCCCCACTATCAAAGATCGCCGGGAACTCCACAATGTCCCACTGATCGGCCTTGGGGTCCATGGACTGCTGCTTGATGAGCCGCGCCGTCAGGTCAGCATCTCCCCACCGCGTCATGACGATAACAATAGCCCCGCCCGGTTGCAGACGCTGGCGGGGGCCAGACATGTACCACTCCCAAGCGTTGTCCAGAGCAGTGGGGCTCAGGGCATCTTGTTCGGAGTGCGGATCGTCAACAATAAAAAGATCAGCTCCTCGACCCGCGATACTGCCTCCAACACCAGCCGCATAGTACTCACCACCATCATCGGTCTCCCAGCGGTATGCAGCCTTGCTGTCCGCGCGCAGTTTCACATCAGGGAAGACCTTGTGATAGTCCTCCCCATCCATCAGGTTTCTGACCTTGCGTCCAAAGCGGATCGACAGATCAGCAGTATGCGTGGCTTGCATGATCTTCTTCGTCGGTACACGGCCAATGAACCACGAGGGGAACAAGTAGCTGGCAAACTCCGACTTCGTATGCCTCGGGGGCATATTGATGATCAGGCGCTTCAATGTTCCGTTGGCCACGGCCTCAAGCTTCTCGGCCACAATCTTGTGGTGCCGACCGGCAATGAACCCCGGCCAAACGAACTTCACGTACTCCAAGAAGTTATCGTGGGCCTTCTTCGAAGACTCTAGCTGGCCAAGCCTGTCGTAAAGCTTGGCCAGCTTCTTCAGGTTGTCTTCGTCAATCTTCTTGGGAACAAGCATGGAGGTCCGTCAACAACAGAGACTACTGAACCTTGGCTTCGTCTTCGTCTTCGTCATCCAGATCGATCTCGATGTCGTCTTCGTCTTCGTCATCCAGATCGATCTCGATGTCGTCGTCGTCGTCAAAGATAGGGTCTTCCGACAGTTCGTACTCAGCCACTACTAGACCGATGTCGTTGAACACGGACACCGTGCCATCAAAGAAGATGTTAACCAGACTGCCCTCGGCGTCGAAGATGGAGACTTCGTAAACAAGATCCTCACCAGCTTCGGCAGTGTTCGCGTACGACACTTCGCTAGCAAGATAGAGGTTCTCTTCGTTTTCCTTGACGTGCTTGATCGTGAACATCGGGTTCTCCTTGGGTGGGTGGCGGTCCTTGGACCACGGTCCAGTACTACGAGACAGATGTGACAAGAAGGTGGAGATCTAGGATCCTACGGTACTACAAAATATAGGAGGGGGGTAGGGGATCCTAATCCTTTTTGTTGACAATTCGGGGGTCCAGTAATTTTTACAGTTGGTAACTGGGTGAGAAAAATCGGGTTTTACGCGCGCCCGCGAGACCCGCGCCTCTTTAGGGGGGTATCGGTTATCCGACAGGCTGTTGCTCAGGCCCAGTTCGACCCCAAGGGACCCGCGTGGCATGGACCTTGCATCACGGCGCTTTTTGTGGTGCGATCACGAATCTGTGATGTTGACTATGTTTGCCGACTGTGGTTTTCTGTTTTTGAGGGTGATTCGTACCCTCGCCCATAAAAAAGAAAGCGATCAAAATGACTGACCACCCTGTAACAGAAAGCATCGCAACCGCTCTTGTCGCCCTGTCATCGGCCCTCGCGACACTGACGCGCGAGATCCAGCACACTCAGGGCTTCTCCGCCGCTCTTGCGGAGCGCATCGCGGCCCTTGAAGCGCGCGCCGTGAACCAAGACAACAATGCGCCTGCGGGTCCAAGCACGACGGAGGTGCTGCGGGCGCGCAACCTGACCACGTTTGAACGCATAAACGAAAGGGCTTAATCATGTCAGATAGCTACATCACTGTTGGAAAAGACTCGACTAGCTACATTGGCCACGACGCCACGCGCCTTCTGCATGCGAAGACGGTTAAGCACGCCCTGCGGGCTTGCAAGCTTGGTTTCAGGCTGACGAAGACGGCAACGCCGACACGCTCGTTTGCAATGGCCAGCAAAATCACTGGCAAGGCCTACAAGCGGGGCCAGTACGATCAGGCGATAGCAGACGTCAACGAATGGATTTGGGCGATGGAAGCGGCCTTGCCCGTGATCCAGCGATAACCGACCGGGGGAGCGCAAGCTCCCCCAAACCCTCAGAAAAGGAAGCACCCATGCTCAGAACAATCGAGATCCTCGCCTATACCGCTACATGGTTCTACATTGGCGCGATTAGCGCCCTCTCATTCTTCTAGAAAGGAACGCACACATGACACGCCCCATTCACGCTATCGCTGACGAGATTATCAAGGATTGGACCAAGCCTTACTTTGGCGCTGTCCCCTACCTTGGCGCAATGCGCTTTCTCCACACGATAGAGGATAGCTACGGTTACGATGACGCGCGGACCGTCATCCTCTACTTCATGGCCAATGCCACGACGTGGCGAGGGTCCAAGGCCCGCGAAATCAAGGCCGAACTCAAGGCCCTGACGGCCCGCCGATAACCGCCCGAGCGCCTCGCCACCATCCCCCGGTCGAAAGGCCGGGGGATATTTTTTTGCGGGCGCTTGTCTAAATTGCATCTTAGGCCCGCGCGAAAGCCCGAGCGAGGGGCGGTTTTGGTTATGTAAATTGCATCTTAGGCCCGCGCGAAAACCCGAGCGTGGCGCAAAAAACTTGCGAAAGGGGCTTGCATTCCCCCTATTGTTCTCTATACTTACACCGTTAACAGGCCGCAGAAAGGGCTTTCCTATGATCAAAACAGCGCAAGAGATGATCAAAGCATTACGCAAAGGCGCGTTTACAGGCGTTATCCTCTATCGCGGGCCGAGCATGCTAGACGGCGCGCCGATTGTCGTGATCGCCAATCGCATCACAGACGCTAGTACTAACAGGAAGACTGGCGCGATGGTGCAGACTTTCATCATTCGCGCCGACGTCGACCCCATGACGGCGCTTCGCACGGCGCTTGATAGCAGCGTCTGCGGGGCATGCTTACACCGGCCCGCGAACAATGGGACTTGCTACGTTAACGTAGGACGCAGCGTGGCCAGCGTATATGGTGCGCTCACTCGCGGGCGTTATGCAGAGCCGGGCGTTGACTATGCCCGCGCGATACTGCCCGAGCTATTCGCTGGCCTAGCGTTTCGAATGGGGACTTATGGCGACCCGGCCGCAGCGCCTTTCCAGATATGGCGCGCTTGCACATTGAACGCGGGCGCAATCAACGGTTACTCGCATCAATGGCGTGACAAGCGTTTCGCCGCTTTCAAGCTCCTTTGCATGGCCAGCGCCGATAGCGCAAAGGACCACGACGACGCCCACGCCATGGGGTGGCGCACGTTCCGTGTAAAGGCCATCGGCGCGCCGAGTCTGCAAGGCGAGGTGACATGCCCGGCGTCGAAAGAGGCTGGCCAGCGGACCGTCTGCGCAGACTGTCGGGCTTGTGGTGGCCAGAGCGCCAAGGCCCGCGCGTCAATTGTAATTGAGGCCCACGGGCCGACCCGCAAACGCTTTCAGGAGGCTTGAACCATGGTCCAGACCACAAGAGAACAGCGGCGCGCCCTCGGGCGCGTCTTTTCCCGCGTCCCTCTTGGGATCCCCTATCGCGAATTCCGCGCGACGGTGCAGGGGACGTTCGGGTGCGATGGCGCTGTCATCGTACGCTGGCAGGGCATGTGGCTCTGCATCGAACGCGACGGCTATTGTCACACGTGAAACATTGCATCAAAGGCCCGCGACCACGCGGACCGCGCGCCCCCGGGTTCCAACACCCGGGGGCTTTTTTGCGTCAGATTGTTGAACCGGGGGTTACGATTGGATCAAAGGCCCGCGAGTCGGTCCTAGGAATAATTGCATCTAAGGCCCGCGCGGCGGCGAAATCTAGGAACATGGACCACGGATCGCGGTATCTGAGTACCATATCAGGCTCGATATTCAGGCCTTTCTCGTCCCAGAGGTCCGCGACCCGCGAACCACCGTAAATTCTTAGGACTTCTGTCTCTGGATGGCTGACCATGTTCCAGACGCATGGCGAAACCCTAGATCTGGCGGTCTGCCATGCAATTTGCGCAGGTCTCCACAGACCGGCTGTTTTGTAGGCCTTGGTTCTGCACACCTTTAGCTCGACCCATATCTCAATAGGCGATTGGTGGCCCTGCGGAGGCCACAGGAAGGCCCCATTGAGGTCTGGGACACCCGCCCCTACCCTCGTCTCAAGGCGCGTCCAGTGGACGTTCCTGCCCGTTTCTCGTTTCAGGCGCTGCCAGATCTCGGCCTCGGTCTTCACTGGTCAAGCTCCTCGGCCATGCGCTGGCGCTCTTCCTCGGGGATGAAGTCTGGGATGTCGTCAGGATCCCGAGCATTCGCGACCATGTCGATGGTGGGCGAGGTCGAGGACATCAGCACGGGGAACTGTGCCTGTAGTTTCATGATCTCGGCCAGCACCTCGTCTCGGGACATCTGGTCGATCTTGCCCACGAGGATCTCGCTGCGGGACACGT